GTATGCACGTGCATACACTTCAATCTTGATTCTACGCTCTGCATAAGCCAAGGCTTTGTCAGCGGGAATCTCTACGTATGCGCCGTTCGTAGTGCCTGTCTTATTGATAACAGGTTCTTGTTGAGTCACTACTATGTAACCAGGCACACCAGAAGTGTTGTATAGACCAGTATCAATATCAACAGATGAGCCTTCACTGACCGATAAGTCGTCTGTAAATATGTACTGATACTGGGCAATCGATTCCTGAATATCTTTTAGACTAGCAGATAATTGTGAAGCAGTCGTTGCTAAAGCAGAATCAGTATTTGCAATTGCTTTTTCTAAGGTAGTAACTGAAGACGATATGTTGTTGGTTACATTAACTTCTAATGTGTCGAGTCTTTGACTAAGGGCACTATTAGCCTCGGCAAAAGCGGTCTCTAGAGTTGATAAACTAGTACTAACTGCATTTATGTCTTCATCGAATGAAGCTGATAGTGTCGAAACACTGGTAGCAATAGCGTTTTCTAGATTAACCTCTACAGTACTGACATCCTCCTTGGTAGCATAACCCTCGGCTAGAGAGGCTTCTAGAGTTTCGATTGCGGTAGCTAGTGCTGTGTTTGCATTAGTTAGCGTGAGTAGCAAATCACCAACACGGGCGTTAATTGTATTGTTTACAGATGATGCTAGTTCGCTTACTCTTGATACCAATGAAGAGTTGACTGTACGGATTGCGGTATCAACGTATGTGATAGTCGCTTCAATCTGACTGTTAACTGTATCCGTCAAAGACGCATCAAGTTGTGTGATTGTCTGTGCTAGACCGTCAGTGGTGTTAGCAATGACTGTAGATAGGTTCGTTATAGAGGATGAAATGTTATTAGCGACTCGGGCTTCTAGTTTAGATAGATCCGATGCTCTTGCTTCATTTAACGTTGTGATTGCTGTTTCAAGTTCTGTTTGTAGAACGTATGAATCGCCCACAGTAGATAGCACTTCAGCCGAGCTATTAGCAATCGCTTCCTGTAGCGTCTTCTCAGCATCAGATATAGCAGTGGTGAGTGCTTCTTTAGCTTCGCCTACTATAGTGTTTGCGAACGATTTGGCGTCTTCAATATCACTAGCAAGTTGAGAGGTAGCGGCCGCTACGGCATCAGATACTCGGTCATCTACACCTACAGAGATTACATCAACTGCATCTGAGGCAGCAATTGTAAGTGCTGTTTGAGCAACACTATAACTGCTCAATGCAGCGGCAAGTTGCTCTTCTGCATAATCTCTAGCCGCACCTATCTCGGTGTTTGCAATGTCAAGTACTTCTTGTTTAGCAGAACCCAAACTGACAATTGTATTGGCAACCCTATCTTCCAAATCTGAAATAGTCAGACTTAGATTAGCATTGCCATCCTCTACAGACTGTACAAAATTTGCGAAGTTGTTGGAAGCAAGTTCTACGTCTATTTCAAGTTCGTCAAGTAGTGTCTGGAGAGCATACATGTTGCCACCAGAATACGTGTCAAGGAATCTAGCAATCGTTCTGATATTGTAGTCCATCTCTTCATACGTAAGGGCTGAACCTTTCGCTGTTCGAAGATTAACTAGGTCTTGTACTAATACTACTTCCGAGTTAGCTGTATCTGCCATTAACTATATTCTCCAGTCTCTGGATTTGGATATGATCCGATGAAGCTTATCCATTCTCCTTCATCAGTATATCCAGGATTATCTTCTAGGTAGTCCAATGGAACATAGTCAAATGCGCTCTTCTCTTCATCCGTCAATACACGCTTAAATGTGTATGCTTCGTCTTTTAGTGCGGCTATCACTTCTGGATCTGTTTCGGTCGAGATTGCCTCGAACACATCTTGGTATGGTGGATTCTCAACAGCCTGATCTCGCTCTAGTTTCATCTCTGCGACTAGAGCGAGTTTTTCAGACTTTGATTGGGCAGCTTTTAGCTCTCCCTGTAATATTTCTACGTAACGCTCGGGAAGCATTTTGTATCCTTAGACTGCGAAGCACTTACTAGAACCGCCAGCAGATGCATTGGCTACCCAAGAGTCATGACCACCAGTTGCATCACCGATACGATGTACCTTTTCACCTTCAGCAAACACTTTAGATGCTGTTCCTGCAACTGGATCTCCGCAGCCAGTAGAGTCTCCATTTCTTATAACCTTAATACCATCAGCATAAGTTTTTTCAACTGAGGCAGAATAAGATGATTGGTGAAATGGGTTTGGCGTAGGAGAGGCGTGTCCGACGTGCGAATCGCCTGCTCTTGTGATACCCTTGCCAGCCATTAACGGATCAACTTAACACTTGGATTCTCAGCCAAATAAGCGTCACACTCAGCTTGAGTGAATTGCTTAACGTATCTGTATCCGTCCTCTTGTTCGAATACTCGTAGTCTTGGTTTCTGTGAGTCAGCCATGATTTGCTTCCTTTAAAATTATCTTTTCTTCTTCGTCTATCATCCAGTCAAGTAGGGTGCCTTCGTCCCAGCCCATTTGTTTCAACAATTCAACTGGGAACTCTAGCAACATCTCACCTGTTTCATCATCTTCTACTACTTTACCGATATATCTATCACTCATTATTTATAGTCCTAATTTGTCTCGCTGTATAATATAAGATTTAACAAGTCGGCTTCGTACAATATCGTCAATCTGGAACTCTACGAAGTCGAATTCTTTCATACGCTCAATAATCCGCATGAAATTTCTTAGACCCGATACTTCTTTCTTGCGCTCAGAAGTCAAGTCATCTTGCTTAACGTCACCACAGAAAATGATACGGCTGTTCTCTCCCACACGGGTCATGATTGTGTGTAGCTCACCATCAGACATGTTCTGTACCTCATCGACCACGATTACGCAATTCTCAAATGTACAGCCACGTAGATATGATGTGGATGCAAAGTGAACAGTTTGTTTCTGTTTTAGAATCTGGTAAGCGTCACCTCGATTGAATAGCTTAGTTGCAATGTCGAAGTAAGGCTCTTCGTATACTGCTTCTTTCTGCTTTTGCGATCCAGGTAAGAATCCTTGATCACGTGAGGGTACTGTCGATCTTACGATAAAAACTTTCTCTCTTCCGTTCTTGGTGTTCATCACATCTGAAATTGCAAAATAGAGACCCAGAAAGGTTTTACCTGTACCAGCTATTCCGTGAAGCATAAGATTGCTTCCAGAATTCCATGCTTCGAATGCAATGCGCTGGTTATCAGTCATAGGTTTAATATCTTTACTGACTGAAAAGTGTGAGGAGTATGTGTTAGTTTCGTCTAATACTCCTTGCTGTTTTAGAACACGTTTTTGCTTTTTAGTTAATCGCTGTTGGTTAGCAGGCATGTAATCATCCTTATAGTAGTTAGCGAGTTTGAATGGTTGAGTCCGAAATACCTTTTGAATTGCCCTTCTTTATATGTTTAAGTAGTGAATTAAATTCGCCGTCTGTCTTGCGAACACCCAGTCTCATAGAGTCACCCAAAGAAGGAGCTCCAGTTAAGAATTGTTGCAGATGAGGATTCTTTTCTTTGAAGTCATCTAGTTCGGATATCTTCATAGTGACTTCTGTTTCTTCACCAGTTTCGATATCACGAAAGTTGTAAGTTGGCATGTTATTCTCCTATAAAAAAAGGGGACAGCAGAAAATGGCAATCCCCTTGGCACTTTACCATTTCAAAGATATTTATACTATCATTTCGTAGATTTCTTTCCAGTTATTAACTCGAGGAGCACAACCATCGTAATAAGCATTGTGTTCATGAGCCATCAAGATGCTGTTAAGCCCGCAGTCAAGCCCAACCTCAGCATTTTCTGGCTTGTCTTCAACCCAGAAGCAACCACTGTCTTTGTACTCAGCAAGTGCTTCGTCTTTGTCAGCACCAGTGTCAAGGTAAGTGTAACGCTCGAATGCAGTGGGACCGAACAACTCAATCAAGTTTTTAGTACGTAAGTGCTGCGCATACTGATCATCGCTCAAGCTAGTTACTGCATGGAACACATAGCCATGCTCTTCGTGGAGTTTGCGGATGTATTTGATTGCATCACGCAATGGTGGAAGTTTGCGAATAGTAGCACTCTCGTTGAACATTCGACATAACTTTTTGGCTTCGGCTTTTTCAATGCCGTATTTGATGTACATTTTGTATTCGTTTTCGACTTTGGCGACATAACCGTGGCGAGTCATCCACGCATGGAAAGCGTACTCCCAGTCAAGGAGAACACCATCGCAATCGACTAAAATAACTTTTTCTGGATTCGCATATATCATTCTGTAGTTTTTTCTCTCTCAATCTCAATTACATAGTAAGTATATTCCACATATGGGTCTGTGTCAACACTTTTTTTCAAAAAATAATAAAAAAGCCCAAGATGTACTTGGGCTGTAAGGTAGATGCTAAGTTATGTAGGAATTTTTTTGCTTTGCTTTTTGTCTACGTGCTTTCTGAATCGCAGACTTTTTCCTATCATATCGCTTTTTGTCCTTCCGATTATAAGTTTTAGAGTCTCGCTCTTCTTCTTCGTACCAATCTCGGAATTTCTTGTGCTTAGCCATTTATCTCTCACTCAGTCTTTTTTGCCTTGGTTGGAATAAAGTCACCTAGTGCTTCTACTAGTACATCAGCAGGCAAGCCTTTCAGTGGCTTTTGTTTAATCATCTTGATCAATAGTTCCGCATCTTCTTTGTCAACTGTCTCTAGCATCTGGATGAAGAGTGCTTCTCTACGGATAGGATGAATGTTATCTCCGTTAAACCCTTTTATGAAATACGGTAGTTTCCGTGTTTCTCTGTAAAGCATACCTTGTGAGTCTGGTAGTTCTGACGGAGTGTAAGGTGGTGCAGACTTTGGTATATTCAGCACCATGCTCTTATCGTACATCACTTTGAGGATAGTCCGTAGTGGATTAGAATTATGTTTCTTTAGCCACTCGATTTTATCTTCACGCTTCTTCAACTCACAGGCTTTATTGACGATTTCAGCCAACGATATTGTACTCATTTAAAACTCCGTTATTACTTCCATTAGATTTTTTAATTTGTTGTGAATGAAATAATTAAAGAGTTGTGACCTATCACGGGTGTTCTCTTGATTCCACTCAGCTAATACTTGTTCTTTTATATAGTCTGGAACTTGTTCTAAATCAATCAATGATTTGTTACGTAGGTAATTACGTTTGACTTCTCCAGTCATAGTATTTATGTCTTGCCATTCTGCGAGGCGCTTTTGCGTAATAGGACGCTGGCGCTCACCAATGACTAGACAGTTATCAGCCGAAAGAATGTTTGGCACACCGTCTCCTGCGTCACCCTTGATGATATGCTCATACAAGTATTTCTCAGGTGAAGAGTGTGTAATCCAACGTTTACGTGTAGGATCGTACTGCTTAACGTTTGCGTACTTGTGTAGCTGAATGTAGTCTTTATCACCAGACAAGATTAGAATCTGCTCAGAACCAATGTTAAGCTCAGTGCCTTCTTGGTGTACGATGGTACCAATGATATCATCAGCCTCAGCAGATTCGATTTGAATTACCTTGTAGGGGAAGAAAGTCTTCAACTCTTCACGAATCTTATTCAGAGACGTAAAGATTGCATTCCAGTCTAACTCTGACTCGTTACGTGCTTTCTTACGATTAGCTTTGTAGTAAGGGTAGTTCTGTCTGCGCCAGTAATTCTTGTCATCAGCACAGATAACAAGTTCGCCAAACTCAGCATTGAACTTCTTACGATTGGATCGTAGTGTGTTGAGAATCATGTGGCGCAACATGTTCTCATCAATTTGTGCATTTTTATGATTACCAATCTGCGCCATCATGTTGGAAATCATTACTTGGTTTAAGTCTACTAGTATCATAATATTTTCTCCATATCTACTTTTTATATAGTAGCATCATTTGGAGCCTCTGTCAAGTCATTTAGACATTTTTATGCAAGTATTCGTTTTAACAAATTGTTCCACTCAAGCGATCTTGCTTCAGTGTTATGGTGGAAGTCTGCAATCGTTTTGTCGTTTGCGAGACGTTGTGCCATCTTAGCTCTCATGTT